TACGTTGTTTAGTTCTTCTAAAGCATTGTATGAGTCTATGTTAAAGCAAGGTGTTGCTAAGGAATGTGCTAGAATGGTATTACCACTCTGTACTCCTACCAGAATCTATATGACTGGTTCTTGCCGTTCTTGGATACACTATATAAATCTAAGGTCTGCACACGGTACTCAGAAGGAGCATATGGTCATTGCAGAAGCATGTAGGAAGGTGTTTACCGAACAGTTCCCTGCAGTCTCAGAAGCCCTTGAGTGGGTCTAAATATTTTTACAATACTTTATCATCATGGCAACATATCCTGTGGTTCACAAAGAAACTGGTGAGCAGAAAGAAGTAGCAATGAGTATCACAGAGTGGTCTCAATGGTGCGAAGATAATCCTGATTGGAAACGTGATTGGAGTGATCCATCTACTTGTCCAATGGCAGCAGAGGTAGGAGATTGGAGAAATAAGTTGGTTGCGAAAAATCCAGGATGGAATGAGGTACTACATAAAGCTTCAAAAGCACCTGGTTCTAAAGTAAAGAAAATCTAATGGCTAGAAAGAAAAGATCTAATACTCCAAATAATATCGGAGTTGGTATGACTGCCAAACAGATGAAAAAAAGAAAACCTCTGGGTTCTGGATATTTGGTGGATATAGAACCACTTAATGATAATCAGAGAAGGTTATTTGATTCCTACAAAGCAGGTAAACATTTAGTTTCTTATGGTTGTGCAGGTACAGGTAAGACTTTTATTTCTTTATTCAATGCCTTGAAAGATGTATTAAGTGAGAATACTCCTTATGAGCAAATATATCTAGTAAGATCTTTGGTTGCTACAAGAGAGATTGGTTTCTTACCTGGTGACCATGAAGATAAGGCAGACATATATCAAATACCATACAAAAATATGGTAAAGTATATGTTCCAGATGTCGAGTGATGCTGATTTTGAGATGCTGTATGGTAACTTAAAAGCACAGGATACTATTAAGTTTTGGAGTACTAGTTTTTTGAGAGGTACTACATTAGATAACTCTGTTATCATTGTAGATGAATTTCAGAATCTAAACTTCCATGAGTTGGATAGTATCATTACAAGAGTTGGTGAAAATACCAAGATTATTTTCTCTGGAGATGCTAGACAAACTGATTTAGTGAAGACGAATGACCGTAATGGTATCGTAGACTTTATGAACATCTTGCGTAAAATGCCATCTTTTGATATAATAGAGTTTGAGATAGAAGATATAATCCGTTCAGGATTAGTTAAAGAATATCTTATTGCTAAAATGGAAGCTACTGTTTAATGTTTAATCATGTTGATTTGAACCTCGAACCTCTAAAAAGAGAGACTATCGATGGTGTTCGTTATTATTCTATTCCAGATGTAGATGAATTAGTTAAACTAGTTTCTATTACTTCTGTTACTAGTCATTTTAATAAAGAGATCTTTGTTAACTGGCGAAAGAAAGTTGGTAATGAAGAAGCAGACCGTATCACGAAAGCAGCAACAAGTCGTGGTACTGATATGCATACTCTTACTGAGTATTATTTAAAAAATGAAAACCTTCCTGAGGTACAACCCTTATCAAAGTTCTTATTTAAGGTTGCTAAATTTGAGTTGAATAAGATAAATAAAATATATGCTTTAGAAGGGCCTCTATATAGTAGACAATTAGGTATTGCAGGAACTGTCGATTGTATTGCAGAATATGATGGTGAGTTAGCGATAATAGATTTTAAGACATCTAAAAAACCTAAACCACGTAAGTGGATTGAACATTATTTTGTTCAAGCAATGGCATACGGTTGTATGCTGTATGAGATGAAAAACATCTCTATAAAAAAACTTGTAATTATCATGGCTTGTGAAAATGGAGAATGTGTCGTCTATGAAGAATCAGACAAAGCAAAGTACATCAAACTTCTCGACAAATATATTAGAAAATTTGTTGGGGATAAACTGGAGTTATATGGAACCAAATAAAGAATTAGAAAAAGCGATTGAGAGTAAGTTTTTAACACCTCAAAAGTTTGCTATAGAGATTGAGAAAATAGTAGTAAGTGATGAACTTAACTACATTGATGCTATCTGCCATTATTGCGACAAGAATGGATTAGAGATCGAATCCGTTACTAAACTTGTATCTAAACCTCTAAAAGAGAAACTCAAATGGGATGCCCAAGAGTTAAACTTTATGAAAAAAACATCGAAGGCAAAACTACCAGTTTAATGCCAACACAACTTGATTTATTACATTATCGTTTACAAGCGATATTGCGTGACTATAATTTTCCTGACTTAGAATATATTGGAAAACGTCCAAGTTATAAGACGGGTAATAATGTACATTGGTATCGCATAGGAGGGGAAGAAGTTCCTATTGATGCGATTACTGAATTTGAAGCCGAAGATGATGCCGAAGACGAAAGTGACACCGTTTGATACCTATCACGCTTATCTCTCTATGAAGAGTCATTTTACTAATCCTAAATTTGACTATCATAAGTATGGAGGTAAATCCCGTGCTACTATATCTGCTTTTAATAAGAGAAAGGATAAGTATTGGTTTGAGAAGACCAGTCGTAAATACTCTGATGAAGAAGTGGTAAACTTTTTATTAGCAAACTTTGTAATAACTGATAACCCACAAAACTTATGGATTGGCGAGATTATAAAAAACGGGGAGGAGAACTACTCCGAATGGCTAAAACGCAAACAGAGTTTGACTTATTTGTTCAAAGAACAAATCGAGAGATTAATATCAGAACACGGATTCGAAACATTGTTCGATTGCTCGAAGGGTCATCCCCTATTGTTAAAAAAGTATCTGCGTGGAGAGATCTCCCTAGAAACGCTTACAATATTGGAAAAAGTCTTTTCTTTCGTTAAAAACTTTGATAAAAGACTTACTGATCCAGTGTGGGAATCCGTCAGTCTAAAGATAAAAAAATATATTCCTTTCATAAATATTAATATGTTAAAGTATAAAAAAATCTTACGGGACATTATTAATGAGTAACTTTTTTGATTCTGAAATTATTCAAGATGCACTACATGAAATAAATGAACTTCAAGAAGATGTTTATTCTAATTTGATTGGTTTTCAAGCCATGAGTCGTGAGGAAAAACTAGAGCATGTTGAAACATTACTCCTTCTATTGGAGAAGCAAAAGATTATGTATACGAGATTATCTCTATCAGATGATCCTGATGCTACCAAAATGTTAGAGGAGTTGAAAAAATCAATAAGTGGTTTGGGATTTGGTGAAGGTGCTGACATCAATACATTATTTGCACAAATGAACAGCACTATCGAAAAACTTAAGCAATCTATTGACATATAAGCAAATCCTTGCTATAATATCCAAGTAAATCCATTTTATCCAATTAAATCCGAGGTAATCTAAATGTCTTTCAGTAATCTGAAAAAAGCGTCCAGACTAGGAACTCTCACTTCTAAGTTAGTCAAAGAAGTAGAGAAGATGAATAATACATCTGGTGGGGACGATAGACTATGGAAGTTAGATGTAGACAAGTCAGGTAATGGCTATGCCGTTCTACGTTTCCTTCCAGCACCCGATGGCGAAGACCTGCCATTTGTTAAACTATACAGTCATGCCTTTCAAGGACCTGGTGGTTGGTACATAGAAAATAGTTTAACTACCTTAAACCAAAAAGATCCAGTATCAGAGTATAACACTTCACTCTGGAACAATGGTACAGAAGCAGGTAAGGACACTGCCCGTAGACAAAAGCGTAAACTTACATACATCAGTAATGTGTATGTTGTGAAAGATCCTACAAATCCTGAAAATGAAGGTAAGGTATTCTTATACAAGTATGGTAAGAAAATCTTTGATAAGTTAATGGCTGCAATGCAACCAGAGTTTGAAGATGAGAGTCCTATTGATCCATTTGATCTATGGCAAGGTGCTAACTTCAAGTTGAAAGCAAAGAATGTTGCTGGATACAGAAATTACGATAGCTCCGAGTTCGCTCAGCCCACTCCTTTAAATGATGATGATGAGGCACTAGAAGCCCTTTGGAAGAGGGAATATTCCTTACAAGACTTTGTAGGAGCAGACCAGTTTAAGTCATATGATGACTTGAAGAAACGTCTTACATATGTACTAGGAAATGCAGCATCTACGAAGAGACTAGATGAAGAGGTTATGAATGAGGAAGAGACAAGTAATGTTGCTACATCTAACGTAGAGGAACAACTTACAACATCCAGCACTTCAAAGGCAGACTTTGTGGAAGATGATACTCTTCAATATTTCGCTGCTCTTGCAAATGACTAGACTTAAAGAGGCATAGAGACTCGTGTATTCTCGGTTTTCACTAATCTATCATTGATACGACCCGAAGACCGTTGATATACCATTATATCTCTCATGTCATTTAAGAACTGTTGAATATAATCTTCTTTTAGAAGATGGATACTTCTTTTCTCTTCATTTTTTATAACTTCATATTCCCAGTTAGAGACACCTCTGACTGGGTTTATTTTTGTGGATACTTCGTTATTTCCTTGAACCTGTGGTTTGTATATTTTAAAATCTTCATTCACTCGTTTACCTGCAGGAAGAATCAGAAGGTTGGTATATAATATATCCTCTCCTTCTTTATTCTTGACTATTTTGTTACTTCTAACTTCTGTAGTCTCATAATATCTGATAGAGTTAAGTTTATCTCCATGAACTTCATAACAATAATCATAAAGGTCTCTATCATCTAAAGGCCATTCATCTCTGACATTTAGAATACCTGCTGTCATTAAAACAACCCAGTCCAACTCTGCATCACCATAAATCTCTTCGGCAACAGTGTCTGGACGGGCACCTTGTTTAATTTCATACTTATTGAAGAGTGTGAAGACATTTTGCAGATCATCACGTAACTTATTTCTTCTGAATAAGTTTTTAACAGTCACATAACTTTGTGACGATATTGATGAGGCCAGAAAATTCTGATACTCTACATTTGGTAACTCTCTAAAATAACCCATTAGAATCCAACTCCATCTCTGTGATCACTATATGGTTCATAATCTTCATAGAATATTGGTAGTAACTCAGTAAATGAAAGAGCAATACTCATTGAAATAGGAGCACCATCATTATAAGTTGACCATGATTCAAGTCCTGCTGAATAATCTGTAGCTATATTTGTTAGAGCACAAAGTTTGATGCGATTCAAATATTTTTTTGCTTTTCCTTCATATGTAATCTCAAAGATATTTGGTGTCTTTAAGAAGTTGCCACCTGAACCTTTAGGTGCCATATTTCTTTTAAATGCTTTAATGATACTTCTTACAGTTTGTGCTTCTACCTGATGACGTGGAACAAACTGAAAGGCAAAAGAGAAGTTACGAAGTGTCTGACCAGAGAATAATAACTCTTGGTTAGGATTCAAAATAGCACCTTCACTTCTTGACATAATTTGTGCGAATGTCATATTACCACCAAAGGCATTAACTGCTGACATTGCCAATCTATTTCCAATCAGATCTCCACCTCCTGCCATATTTGACATACCTTCTGCGTCGATAGCTGATTTAAAAGTATTTTTTACATCTTCAATAGCTTGCTCCACCCCTCCACCATCAGTGTTCGTGATGTTTTGTGCAGCTGTTAATCCCCCTTCTTGAAGGAAGTTCATAGTACCATCTTGACCATAGTTTACCTGAGTGGTATCTTTAATGTCTTTAGGCATTGGTAGTATAATATTACCAAGATACTTTGATTTTAATGCTTGACCAGTAAAGGCTGTACCACCAAATTTCATTTCATCTTCTTCATTTATTTGCCTTTTGGTCACATTTCCAGATCTTTTATATTCAAATACTGAAAACTTGATATAGTCTCCATCTTTTTCGATAGGACTATATGGATACCTTAAATCATCAGGCAGTTTGCCGTCCAATCTCTTTTTTCTAGCTTTCTTGATTACTTGAGACTTCTGCCATTGCTCTGCTTCTTTAAATGCTTGCTCTTCAGTTTCTTTATAATCTGCAGGGAGATTTCCCATTGCACCGTGTTTCTTTTTTAAACTCTCACGATACTTACGACTTTCTGCTATTTCTTGTTTTCTTTTGTTTTCTTCCCTTACGTTACTAACCCAACCTCTAAAACCTGCCATTTATCGACCTGATGTAAATTTTAACTATTTAGACGAATATTGCCAAAAGGTATTTCAATCGCATCTGAAAGTTCCTCAGGATATATTTCATAGATGCCACCAGCAATTTCATTCCATGTATATTGACGCATTTGACCCCAATGATAGTTAAGGCCACGGAATCCCCATTGAAATCTTTCAGTAACAGCAACTAAAGGATTTTGATCGTATTGAATATTAGGAGTTTTTGGTCGATAAACAAATGCATATATCTTTCCAACTTCAGGCACCTTATTACCTTCTTGTAGACGATCTAGAAGTTCTAGCATCAAGTCATCAGCACTTTGAAGACCTGTCAGACTATCAACAACTCCACGGATTCTATTTGCGTTATCGTCAGTTGGAAATGCCAAGTTCTCTCTCCGTTAATATTTTAAATTCCCATAATCTATCATCACAAAAGTTCTTTGCTGCTTCCCACTTTGCTTGGTTCTTAGCATAAGTATAGACTTCGTAAATATAACCTCTAGTTTTTTTCTTTTGTATCTTAGGTTCTTTAGTCTGTCTTGCAGGTTTGATTTCAATAATGTATTTTTTAATTTTACCACTAGATTCTTTTACTTTAATATAAAAGTCGGGAAAATAACGACGTACTTTTCCTGATGTTGGATCTCTATATGGTATAATGTATTCTTCTGAACCCCATTCTAAAATGTATTGTTTGGTATCACAATATTTCATAAACTTTTCTTCCCAACTAGATCTAAAAATGATATTTTTATAGTCACCCTTATATTTTTTAGGGTTCTTGGGTCTATAATAACCTTTTTTAGTTGCCATCTGATTGTTAAGTCATTACATAACGATCATAGGCAAATGTGACTGTTACTTTCATTAGATTTGCTTGACCATAGGAAACGGGACTTGTATTTAATGCTTTGGGGAAGGCATTAATAAACTGATATTCTAAAAGATTTGAAGTTAATGGAATTTTAATATTATTAGCATTCTTATCAAATTTGACAATGGATAAAGTTTGGCATTTATAACCGACCTCGGATTTTGATGCAAAGTTTACAGAAGAGTCCATAGGATAGTTAAATCTTCTATAATATGATTCTTTCCTCATATCTGTTTTAGGGCTATTATCTCCAGAAATATAATCCATCCATCCTTCAAAGAATTTGAGAGTTTGGTGCTTTGCGTCAACATAAAATGAAAATTCGCTGTCTATATAGTTACGGAAGTGTGGAACGTGTTGTTTAATTCCTTGGTAGTTATCGCTAATTTCCAAGGTTGCAAATGAACTACCTGGTAATACAGCTTCTGAACACATAATACCTATAGAATTACCTGTTGCATAGTCATTAGGTAAATTATAGATGTCAAATAAGTAATCTTTAAGACCACCTGTAAATCCGTTTATAGTTACTTGATATTGGTTCGTTAAAGATAACGGAAGTGTCTTCAACTTATCAAAGCCATCTTTAAAATTTTGTATTACCGATGCCATCTAGATACCTAGTATTATCTTTATATTATAAAGTATTTAGATACTTAATAAATAACCTTACTGAAGTTTGAAAACATTATGCCTTTACCTAAGATTTCTGCCCCTACATATGAGTTAGTACTGCCCTCAAGTGGAAGGAAAGTAAAGTATAGACCTTTTTTAGTTAAAGAGGAGAAGATTCTAGTCATTGCATTAGAATCAGAAGATACCAAACAGATTACAAATGCTATTAAAACTGTCATTAGTAACTGTATTTTATCCAAAGGGATTAGGATTGAGAAACTAGCAACTTTTGATATTGAATATTTATTTTTAAATGTTCGTGCTAAGTCAGTTGGTGAAACAGTTGACGTAAATGTTACATGTCCTGATGATGGTGTAACTCAAGTTCCTTTGAAAATAGATATAGATTCTATAAAAGTTCAAAAGAATGATAAACATACTAATATTATAAAACTTGATGATAATCTATCTGTTCAGATGAATTATCCTTCATTGACTCAGTTCATTGAAAGTAACTTTGAACTATCAGGAGTGGATAGTGATCTTGAGAAATCATTAGATGTGATTATTTCTTGTATTGGTCAAGTATATAATGAGGAAGAATCATGGAATGCTTCTGAGTGTACCAAGAAAGAACTAAAAGATTTTGTTGAGCAAATGAATTCTAAACAGTTTAAGGAGATTGAAGTATTTTTTGATACTATGCCTAAACTATCTCATAAGATTAAGGTAAAGAATCCAGAGACTGATGTTGAGAATGAAGTGGTATTGGAGGGTTTAGCGTCTTTTTTCAGTTAGCTCTAGCTCATGAGAGTCTAGAGAACTATTATCGGACAAACTTTGCTCTTATGCAACACCATAAATATAGCTTAACAGAACTTGAAAATATGATACCGTGGGAAAGAGAAATATATATTTCACTTCTCCAACAATATATTGAAGAGGAAAATCTAAAGCAGCAACAGAGTGGCGATTATTAACTTAAATACACAACAAGCATCTTTAAAGAAAACACTGGTAAAAAGTTCAGTGCTTGCTTCTAGTGCCCCAAAACTTACTGCGTCAAAAATTAAAGTATCTGATACACCCAAGTCTAAGTTAGGAAAACAACCTTTCTTTAAAGCACCCAAGATACCCAAACCTCTTAAAGTTAAACCAGAGAACTTACTTTCTAAGTTAAGTAAATGGGATGGTACATTCACAAATAGAATGCATACTATGTCGTTTACTTCTTCTGCTGCTAAGAGAAGAATGGCAGAAGAATCTACATCTCCTAAAGTAGATAAACCTACATCTGCACCCAAGGCAGATAAACCTATAGTTAAATCTTCACCTAAAGTAGATAAACCTGCATCTAAGCCTACGCAAAGTGCTGGAGATGATATTGTTAAGATGATAAATGGTCTTCAGAAATCATTTGCATCCTTGAGTTCTAGGGTTGATGTAATAATGAGTGTTATTAGTAGAACATCTAAAACACAGCAGGATCAGAGTCAACAACTTCAAAACATACAAAATAATCAGATTCAAAGTCAGACTATCCAGAGTCAAGAACTTAAAAACTTACAAAATAGTCAGATTCAAAGTCAGAAGGAACAGAATGAGAGATTTCTAGGGTTACAAAATAGTCAGATTAAAATTCAAAGAGATAATAGTATAAAAATCCGAAGAATACAAAGTAATACTTCTATTCTACGTGATACTCAAGAAACTATAATAAACAATCAGACACAACAGAATGAGACTATTACATCATTAAATGAAACTACTGGTGAGATAGTAAACAATCAACAGCAAGCACAGGAGGCAGATGGAGATCAGTCTCAAAGTGTAGATCCTGTTGTCATCACAGAGTTACAAGAAAAAACTAATAATATAATACAAAGTCAATCAGAGATAAAAGATTCATTAGAAGAAACAACTACTATTCTTAATGATATAGGAAATGCAATGTCATTAGACTTTGCTGACCGTATCCAGAAAGAAAGAAAGATACTACAAAAAGAAAGAAAGAAAAAATTAGTCAATAAAAGAAAAGAAGCAGAAAAAAGTGTAGAAACTCCTAAGGATCTGGAAAAGAAGGGCAATCCTGTAGTTGATAAAATTAAAAAACCTATTCTGAGTTTAATGGATAGGATAAAGTCCATGCTGACATTTCTTATTCTTGGATTTATATCAGCTCCAGCTATAAAATGGTTGAGAAATAATGTAGGGGCAATCGATAGTTTCTTTGATTTCTTCAAACGACACTGGATGACGATCTTAGGGTTTGGATTTGGAACGTATATTGCTGAAACTGCAAAAAACTTAGCAAGGGGTTGGAAGAACTTAGGTAAAAATAACTGGCTTAGAAAAGGTCTAAGAGGTGCACGTAACAAAATATTTGGTCCTAAAGTTACTAAGACAGGTGTAAGAAAACTACCTGGTAATGTTACGGATGCAGCATTTGATATTAAACCAAAAACCGTATCACAGTTTACTAGACAGAAGAGTGGTGTTGGAAAACTTCTACAAAGAAGCAACATAGCTGCTAAGAAACTACGGAAACTACCAATTGGTAGGGGTGCTGGAGGAGCATTAAGTGTTCTTTTTGCTGGTATGGAATTTAAAGGTAGAAAAGATGAAGGACAAACTACAGGAAAAGCATTACTAGGTACTGCAGGATCCACACTTGGTGGAATGGCAGGTGCCTCTAAAGGTGCTGCTATTGGTGCTGCTATTGGTAGTGTTATTCCAGGTGCAGGAACAGCTATAGGAGCAGTTCTTGGTGGTTTGATTGGTGGTGTTGGTGGTGCCATGCTTGGTGGTAAAGCAGCAGATACTGTATCAGATGCAGTAGGGTTGGGTGGTGATACTAGATTAAATAAGAAGGTAAATAAAACTGGTAAACTGGAAGAGAGTGATAAATCAGCTGTTATTATTAATAATGCTATTAAGAATAATGATGCTTCAAAAGTTACACCATTTGAGACACCTGTAGGAGGAAGTTCATTGCCTATGGTTTCTCCTGATGATGCATCAAATCCATATGTGGCAAAGATGGCACAAGAGTTGGGGATATTTTAAATGCCAGCATTTTTAGCGGGATTGGCAAAAGTAGCAGTAAAAGGTGCTGTAAAGGCAGGTGTAAAGGGTACTATTAAAGGTACTGCAAAAAAGGTTGTAAAGAAAAAACTAAGTGCTAAAAATATTAAAAGTAATTTACTCAAGAAAAAAGATCAGTTAAAGAAAATTCAGATAGAGAGAGAAAAACAAGAATCAAGAGAGACTGTTGGTGAATCAAAGTTTGCTAAAGAGGATAGTGGAAAGGGTGCTGGTAATGTATTAGGAATGGGGAATTTTGGATTTATAGGGAAGATTATCAATGTAATATTGACACTTATTGTTAGTGTGGTAATAAAAAAACTAATTGAATTTAGAGAAGCTATTGGTAAAGTAATCAGTTTTATTAAACCCATTTGGGATATGGTAACGTTTAACTTGCAGATGATGGCCAAAGGTATAAAGTTTATATTTCAGGCAGCAGGTGCGATATTTGGTTTGAGTAGTAAGAATAAAGAGTTAAAAGATGCCAAAGAGTCTATGGAAATGACTAATAAGGGTATTAATAAGGAACTTCAAAAGCAAGAATATAGTGGGGAAAAGGATAAGGATGAAGAACAAGAAGATAAGAAAGATGATTCTAAAAAGGATGATATAATAGGTAAGGCATTGAAAGAATCTTCAGATTTTATTGAGTCGGAGGCTACTATTAATCAAGTTGATGATAAACAAAATCCAGATAAGACAACAAATCTGTCATGGGTAATGAATAAGGTAAATAAAGTAGTAAAGGGTAAATCAGATAAAGCAACAAGTAAACTTAAAGGTCAGAGTTCACAAATTACAAAATCATCAGATTTTACTCCAGATAAAATAGCTCAAATCAAAAATAAAAAACCTGTTACTAATGGGTTAGGCCCTACTCAAAAAATGAAGAATAAAGGAAAGATAATTATTCAACCTATAGAAAAAGTAGTTCATGCTGGTGGTGGGTCGGGTTCATCTGGTGGACGTGGATCAAGTAATGTTCAATCACCTGTTCCATCATCATCAGGTAGTTCAATGAGGATACCATAATGCAAATACAAGGATCTCAATACGAAAAGTTTAAAATAATCTCTGCTAATGGTAGGAATAGTGTAGAACTTGGGGATGCTGAGTATAAAGAATTTGGAGCTCCTTTTAGGATTATTAATATATTCTTCTATGAAAATATTCTATCTCCTCATATTACAGGAGTAATAACCATTCAAAGTACTATTGATGCTGCTGCAGATCAGAGTGATACTCAAGAAAGAAGAGGTTCTTTACATAGTGCTCTTCCTCTTGAGGTAGGATGTAGGATATTGCTTAAGATAAAAGATGTTTTAGGTAAAGGAATAGACTTTGCTGATCACAGGGATAAATTTAAACAACTATATGTTGATGAAGTTAAAATCATAAGCAAAACTTCATCAAGGGAAACGGTTCAACTTAGGGTCATATCGAAGATAGGTTGGACTAATAATACGAAGAGAGTTACTGCCTCTTATAAAAATCGTATTTCTGAATCAGTAAAAAGGATTATTAACAGGGAATTGAAAATGCCTTCACGTATGATAGATGTTGATACTTCAAGCAACTCTTATTCTTTTGCAGGAATGACGAAGAGACCATTTGATCTTATTGCTATGTTGGCAAAACAAACTATACCTAAAAATACTGCTAATCCTGGTTATTTTGCGTTTGAAACTAGAAGTGGATTCCATTTCATTTCAGCAGATTCGCTGGTCAATAAAAAACCTTACAAGAAAAAATATTGGTATAGTGGAGGAGGAAAGACTGACCTTAATGATGGGGATTCTGATTATCAAATAGCAACCTTAGTAACACAGCAAGATCAAAATCTTTCATCTCAAATTAGATCTGGTGTATATGCTAATAAAACAATATTCTTTAATCCAGCATCTTATCAGTTTACTGAGATTGATATTACAACTGAAGGTGGTAAACTATTTAAAGATCCTAAGTTCTCTACTCTAGGAAAAACTCCAGAAACTCCTAATATTTTGGTTGATGATATGAATGAAGGTGCTAAGTTCCATAGAGTTCAAACTGCTGTATTGAATATTGGTGCTGAAAAAGAAAATATTGATGTAAATAATAGTCCTGAATTATACTATGCTGCAGGGTCTACTAGATACAATATACTATTTTCACAACGACATACTATCACGATTCCTTGTAATACTGATTTGGAGGCAGGAGATACTTTAAACTTAGAAATTGAAAAGGTTTCTGATAACAAAGAACAAGGCCCTGATCAAAAATCAAGTGGTAACTATATTATTCAATCATTATGTCATTACTTTGAACCAGAGAAATCAGTTACTGCTATAAATTTAATAAGAGATTCTTATGGAATGCATTTTTCAAAAAACCTTACACCTCCTAAAGGTTCAGGTGGCAACTTCTTATAGGAGGTAATATGGCAAATTTAAATGATATGGATTATTATGGGTTAGGTACCCACGAATGGATCGGTATGGTTTTACCATATGATTCTCAAAAAGAACAAGTTGATGGTAATGCTGGATTTGGTTATAGATTTAAGGTTGCTATAATGGGTAATCACCCTAATAATCAAACTATTAAAGATAAAGATATTGTATATTCTCTTGTAAGACTTGGTGTTACTGATGGTAGTGGAGCAGGTAGTAGAAAGAAAACACCAGCAATATCTCAAGGCGATGTTGTTACAGGTAAGTTTTTAGATGGAGATAGAAAACAAAATCCTATGATTACTGGTGTTCTGGGAAGAACACAGGGAATCAAATATGGTTCAATGAGATTTGATTCAAAGACTGGATTTGTTGGTTCCACTAAAGCAGGAACACTCTTAGGAAGACAGGAATTTACTGAACAAGTTCCTGTATGTACTCCAAAAGCAAAATCTGGCAATGCGAAACCTAAAAGAAAATCACCACTAGCAGCAATGAAAAGGGCAGGATTACCTACAGGAATAGCAAAATTAAATGCTTTTGTTCAACCACTTGTAGATAATATCCAAACAGAGATTGGTGATGCTATAGCAGAAAATGTTGCTCAGGAAGCTGAGTTTAATAGGTTCTAATAAATATTACTATGACAGATTCCAATATACAAAAAGCAGCATCAAGAAAAGCAGTATTTGATAAAGCATATGCTGATTTGGAAAATAAGTATGGTGCCAATATTCCTACTTCAGAATATAATAAGGTGTGGAATTCCACTGTGGGAATAGCAAAGCAGTTTAGTACTCTTAAAACACCTGCTCCTGCTCAACTTGATACTCTTCAAAAACAATACTTTACTCAACTTATAGAAGCAAATCCTGTAAATGATAAACTAAAAGGTATTATTAAAGAAGCAAAGGATTTATTTCCAGAAGTTTTAGGTAAGATACTTCCTAAAAAATATGATACTCTTACATCTCCACAAAAGGAGAAAAGGAATCAGTTTATTAGGGCAGCAGATGAATGTATAAGACCTGATAGTGGTGTTACAGGAAACACTGTGATTCAAGGAGATCCCTCTAAAAATACTTCTTTTGAACAAGTACAAGCGAGTCTTGGCAACTTCTTTAATAAAGTAACTTTACCTGGTGCAACATCTTTAAATATGCCTGAAGAGATTAGACAAGTTTCTTCACAGATTAGTAATAGTATGGGTTCTGTAGTCAATAAGATGACTTCTGACGTAAATGCATCAATGTCATCAAAAATAGCAGGTGGTTATTCAAAGATAAAGAATGCAGAGTTTGCTAAAATATCTCCTTCTTATCCTAAGTCATTAGCTATTAAAATGACTATTGCTCAACAACTTCCTCTTGCAACCAGTGCTAGTAATCTGTTTAATAAAGTTACTTGTGGAGGAGTGGATATTCAAAAAGCAATGAAAGATTCAGTTATTGATTTATTAACTGCAGCAGCTCAAAATGTAACAAATCCAACTTCATGTGTTACTGAAGAAATAATGGGTGCTATTATGAATGATGTAACTACTAAACTTGATAATGTGATTGGTCCAGAATTAGCACCTATAGCAGATCAACTTGGGTTTTCTTTTAATCCAGTAGATTTCTTTGCTAGTGGTATTGATGTGGTGAACAGAGTTAAAGATACTTTCAACTGTGAAGAGACACCACCTTTCACACCAAGTAATAAGTACATATCAGGTAAAGGACAGACACAAGGTACTAGTGTTGCTCAAGCAACAGCAAGTTTTGCTAAAATGTTTCAAGGTGTGGGTATTGCTCAAGCAGCAAGTCAGTCCTTTGGATTAACAGACTTTGAAAAAAAGTATGGTCAATGGGATGTTTTTGGATCTCCTTCAAGTGGATCATCATCAGCACTTTCACCATGTGATAATGAATGTAGTGGACCTAGTGTATCTATTCTAGGTGGTGGAGGAACTGGAGCTAAAGGTAAACTTATTTTTACTGAGTTTATTAATAAAATAGATACAAACGATATTTGGGGTGCTGTAAGAAGAACCGCAAGTATTGCAGGAGTAGAGATTACTGATCCTGGTAGTGGATATACAAGTCCACCTGTTATATCCATTGATGATGATTGTAATGAAGGTTATGGTGCTTTTGCTGGAGCAACTATTGATAATAACCAGAACTCTCCTACCTATGGTCAAGTAACTAGTGCCACTATGATTACTAGTGGTGAAAACTATTCTGCTGATGGTGAAGATGTTCCATTATACATCTCAGGTGTTGTTATTGTTGATGAAGGTAGTTCTTATCAAGTAGATGATACATTAGAAGACTTTGAGTTGGAAATCTTAGATGGTAAAATAACTAATGTTAGTTTGGTGAATAGAGTAGCATACACTTCATTACCAGAACTAAATATCAATACAAGCACTGGTGTTGGATCTATCTTACGTCCTATTATGTCTTCAACAAGACCGCAAGGTGATACTATTCAAGTTATTGATTGTATAGGTAAAATTGATGAGTAAAAGTAATGATGCGACTAGACAAGAAGTTCTGGGGCCTAAACTTTATATTGAGACAGACAATCCTGATAGTGGAACGGCTGGGCCTGAAGCATGGGCCTTAAAGGGTGAAAACTCTTCAAACAAAAAAGTTTTACTTGCTCATCATGATGGTGGTCTTACGAGATTTGAAACTGAAGAAACATTTCAAGTTGATGTTGCCAGTAAATCTACTAATGATTCTACTGGGATGCAACTTACCTGTTGGAAAGGTAAGATTTCTGTAAATGCTGATGGGGATATTGTATTACATTCTAGTAATAGTATTGTTCTAAGTGCTGAGAAAAATATTTCTCTCCATGCCAATGGCACTGTTGAAGTAGGAACATCCAAAGGAGAAACATCTCAAGTAATTTTACAGGCAAATCAAGTAAATGTAAGTAGTGGAGGAGGTAACTTGGGAAAACATTTAAAACAAGGGCCATTTTCTGGTGTAGTTGATAGTGTTGATAGTTTGGTAAGTGGTATGGTTGATGGTATTAGAGATTCTTATGGAGTAGGATAATGAAAGCATTTAACGAAACAATTTACACATCAGAAGATATACTTGCTACAAATGCTGATTTTACTAATGTTACTGCCAAGAAATATGTTGGTGATGGTTCTTCTCTGACAGGTATAAGTGGTGATTCTTTAAATGTTAAAGAATATGGTGCTAAAGGAGATGGTAAGACTGATGATACTAAAGCTATTAATGATGCTCTTACAGCAGCATCTCTTGCATCAGGAGAAGGTGTAAATACGGTTTATTTTCCCTCTGGAACTTATATGGTTACATCATCTATAATATTTCCATCTAATATTGCTGTGAAAGGTGATACTGCAAAGAATACCATCATTAAGATGGATAAGTCAGTTGGTAGAATGGAAGGATTGGGAATTATAGGAGAGTGGGATACGACAACAGAAAATGTAATAATTGAAGATATAACTTTTGACTTTAATACTGAGAGATGGCATGGTTATAAAAACAGTACTACAGATTATGATAATACTACACTTCCAAGAGGAGAATTAGTTAATTATACACCAATATATTCACAACCAAAAACAGGAAGTTATAGTATAGGTGGTGTTGTAAAAGATATAAAACTTTTGACGGCTGGTGATGGTAATTATCTCTTGACAGTCAATTCACAAAGTAATGTTGCAACGACAGGTGGATCTGGATCTGGAATGACAGTTGATATTACATATACTGGGGAAGTGTTAGGTACAGGAGCTTTAACTAATAATGGTAGTGGTTATACTTCTGGTACAACTTATGGTCCTGTAGGTACAAATATCGTATCTGATACTGATGTCACTGGTAGCACTCCAGCTAAAGGAAAAGGATTAACACTTAATATTACTACTAATGGATCTGGTGAAGTAACTTCTGTTGCTACGGTTGAGAGTGGTAGTGGTTATTTAAAAGGAGATGAAATCGAGATTAATGGTGATAATGCTATAGGTTCTGGAGCAAAGTTTCCAGTTCAATCTATTAAAGGTATTGTCGGTGTTGTTGATGTTGGTAATAGTGGTGGTACTGATTATAAGGTTGGAGATGTTATCACGGTCTCTGGAGGAGGAGGAACTGGATGTACTTTTGAAGTTTCTAGTGTAGAAGGAACTTTAACTATTCCTAATCATGGATTTGAAGTGGGTGAAAGTGTAGATGTAGATTATACATCAGGAAGTGCTGTTAATGGTGAAATAAAAGTCAGAACAGTAACTGATAATAATACATTTACAGTTTGGACAGAAGGATCGGTTGGTGTAGGAGATTGTGTAGTTAAAGCCGTAGCAAATGCGACTAATCGTAATGCTTTAACTATCTACAATAGTAAATATGTAACATTAAATCGAGTACGTTGTCTTCATGGTCAAAGACATAGTTTGGATATAACGTCTTCCTTTAGAAGAGGCCAGATGGGGGTTGGTAGTACTTTTGCCGCATATTATGATAGTGCTATTACATATATGCACAAAGGAGCACAGTATATAACAGTAAATGATTGTTATTTTACAGGTGCTGGAGATGATAACTTAACAACTCATTTTTCATCAGATATTTCAATCACTAATTGTATATCTGAATCTCCTAGAGGTGGTTATAGTACAGTTGATAGTGGTGGCCCAAATACTAATTGTTTTGAAATAGATGATGGTAGTAGAAATGTACAAATGTATAATTGTAGGGCATATAAAGGTAATCAAGGTGTAGAAATCAAAGCTCATGGTTATGCACCAGCTCCATATAATGTTATTGTTGATGGAATGGAAATTATTAACTGTGTTGGAGGTGTTGAATGTCATCATAGTGGATGGAGAACTCAAACAAGGGCTAGTGATACTGCATGGAGAGCAAATGGGGGGATTGATAATGCGACTGTCCCCACTGATCTTCAGGCTACTTATGCAGCAGGTAAACTAACATCACTAAGTGATAATGGTTATAGTGCAACAGGAAATAATGTAACCTTAAGTAATATTCAAATTATTGCTCCATGTGACCAGACCTTTAAAAAAATGGGTAATAATGGTGCAGATAAAGATGCAGATACCAGTAGACCTCAAAGAGCATTTGAACTGGGTTCTTATGATGGTGTGGTGGTCAATAACCTTACTATTTCTGATGGTAGTAAAGATCGAGCATATACAATAGATGGTTATCAACCTAATAGTAACTTGGTAACCAATAATTCTGCAACAGGAAGTAATGGATATGTTATGCATCTACATAACTCTGTCCGAAATTGGACTATGAATAATGTTAGTATTAATGGTTTCTTTAGCAATAGTGCTGGTACTAAAAAAGGAGCAGATAGTGGAATTAGAATTGTTTCAAATATCGATGAAGGGTTTGTTATTAATAATCTTACTATTGCTGATGGTCCAGCACAAGCTATTTACCAAACAGGATCAAATGGCAGATTTGTAGGAACGATTAATAATTATACAATCTATCAGACAAATACTCTTACTGATAATACGACGTGGAATGCTTTATCTTCTGATAAGCAATATGCTTTTAGATTGAATCAAGATGGAATTAAAGTAGGTAAAGGAAATATTATAGGTTATGGTTCTCAAGCAAGTACTGTATCAGACATATGGCATAAAGAAAAGACTGACAATCAAACTATTAGTGGTACACCTGAGTGGACTAATATTTCAGGTTTATCTCAGACTGTTACTGCTCTGAGTCCTGCCAGTAAATTTTTAATTACTGCTACTGTTAATGCGAGTATGGCAGGAGACGGGTATGATGGTTTGGTAAGATTAATGAGAGGTACCACTGTAATAGGAAGCACTTCTACAGAGGGTAGTGCCACTGCTAATAATACTGGTTTTGGTCAGGTAAGTGGGCAGAATTCAAAATTTGAAGCAAATAGTCTTTCAATAACTTATTTGGATACTCCTGGTGTAGGAAGTCATACATATCATATAGAAGGTAGAAATACTGATTCTAGTGTAAATATGGTGATAAATAGGCGAGGTCTTAATAATGATTTCTTTTTGGTTAGTCACATGACAATTCAACAAATTTCTTGACAAATCAGTAGGTATCTGCTATACTGTATGAGCCATATTACAGCATGGATGGACGAAGAATACTTAGCTAAGTGTGTGGTGGATCCCACAAAGAAAACTTTTTATCTCTATTCAAATGAAGGAGATGTGAAAGAAATCGTATGCGATAATACACAACAGTTTATGAATGTGTTGAGTGTTGTTCGTGCGACTTGCCCTGAAGATAGGTTGGTATATACGGACGTATAAATATCGAAGGTAATGAAAAGTGACTAATGGAAAAACAAATCAAGGCATTAGAAAGATTACATGATGAATATAGGAAGGATAATAAAAAGAAGAAAGAAATAACAGAAGAAGAGTGGATACGTCTCCAAAGAACTGGTGGCGGTGCTGAAAATTAATGTATCAAATATCTTCTACTTATTGTTGGTATTCTGATTGGTTGAATAAGAATGAGAAAATAGTTCTCATGTATTTTATCAATGGAATACCTTTTACATGGGATGAGTTAGTAGATGTTGGTACAGAAGAAGAAGATGTATTGTTGATTGCGAATAACGAAAGAAAATATAATACGGAAGAAATATATAACTATTATACTTATTTGATGGAAGAGGAGTTTAATCCTTTAGTATATGAAATGGAACTAGAGAACCCTGAAGAGTTACCTTTAGACCAGTATGAATATGGGGATGAAGATTTACCTAACTAAATAAGATATAGTAATAATTTTAGTAGTCATAATCCCATGCCACTGAATAAATTAGATAACTTTATAAAGAATACTGATGGACGAATTCTTTATGTGAGTCCAAGCGATTTAGATTCTACCGATAGTATTAGTAATGAAGGTACGTCATTGGCACGTCCATTCAAGACTATACAGAGAGCCCTCATAGAAGCGGCAAGGTTCTCTTATGTTAAAGGAAGAAATAACGACTTGATAGAAAGATCAACAGTAATGTTGATGCCTGGTGAGCACGTTGTAGATAATAGACCAGGAGAAGTAATATTGAATGATAGTGGTACTGCCAAGATAAAGAAAGCAGGAGTATCAGGTTCAGGAAGTGTTGCTAGAACAGATTTGGATTTGAACTTAGGTTCAAACTTTGACCTAACTCAAGATAGTAATATACTTTATAAGTTTAATAGTGTAAATGGTGGTGTAATAGTCCCTAGAGGTACATCTATTGTTGGACAAGATTTAAGAAAGACTAGAATCCGTCCATTATATGTACCTAATCCTACAGATGATAACGTACCTAGTTCTTCTATTTTCAGAATAACTGGTACATGCTATTTCTGGCAGTTCTCTGTATTTGATGGAAATGATTTAACTGAAGTTTATACTGATGATGAAGATTTTAGTTTGGTGGCTACTCCTATATTTTCCCATCACAAACTAACTGTATTTGAATATGCTGATGGTGTTAATAAGGTAGAATATACTGGTTCTGGTGGTACATTTTATTATGATCTAACTGATCTTGATATGTATTATGCCAAGATATCTAATGCGTATAATGAAGGTTCTACAAGACCAATAACTACTCCAGAGAAATATCCTGAAGATCCGCAAGCATTTGATAAGCAACTACCTGAATTTGAGATTGTAGGTGCTTTTGCTAGTGATCCTGTAGTTATTACTTCAATCTTTGCGGGTGATGGTTTGGGTAATGTTAGTGAGCAAATAACTGTTAATACAGCAACCGATCATAATCTTGATGTTGGAACCCCTATTAAAATTAGAGGTGTTGGAGGAGAACCTCAGTATAATATCTCCACTCTTGTATCGGGAGTAAGTAATACTAATTCTAAACAGTTCTTTTATAGTATTCCTGGTATCAAAGCACCATTCCCTAATGGTAATACTTCTGCTGCTACCGTTACAGTTGAAACCGATACTGTAAAAGGTGCATCTCCATATATCTTTAACTGTTCTATGCGTTCAGTTTATGGTATGAATGGAATGAAGGCAGATGGTAGTAAGTGTACTGGTTTCCGTTCTATGGTTGTTGCCCAGTTTACGGGTATATCACTACAGAAAGATGATCGTGCGTTTGTAAAATATGATGATTCATCACGTTCTTACACTGGCATCACTTATGCTACAGAAAATGGCGGTACATTATCAGCACAATCCTCTGCTACAGGTACTGGTCAAGCATATCACTTAGATTCTAGTGCTGTGTATAGACCAGGATGGGAGACATGTCATATAGACATCACTAATGATGCAGTTCTTCAAATCGTTTCTGTATTTGCTATTGGATATACAAAGCATTTTGCTGCAGAAAATGGTGGTGATGCTTCTATTACAAACTCTAACTCAAACTTTGGTCAGTTAGCATTAGTTTCTGAAGGATTTAAGAAGGAATCATTTTCTAAAGATGATAAAGCAATTATAACTTCTATTATACCACCTAGAGCAATCGAAACAACTGAAGAAGATATTAACTGGTTGGCACTAGATATTACCAAAACAAAAGCACAAACAGATAAGACAAGATTATATCTTCAAGGATATATTGACCAAGACGTTTCACCCCCAGTTACTCAACAGGGTTATAAGATTGGTGCAAGAGTTGGTGAGACCTTATACTTAACTATAGGTGGAATATCAAAAACCTCAAAAATTGTAATTCCTAATAGTAGTAATCAGTCTTCAAAAGTATCATATAATGTCCTAAGTTCTCCTTCTTCAGTTTCTAATAGTTTTACTATAAGTGCTACACATACTTTAGAAATTGCTGAAAAGGTTATTGTTCGTAGTGAAACAGGAGATTATCCACAGAATATTGAGGGTGATATTGTTTATTATATAATCAAAGATGGACTAGATAAAGTTCAGTTAGCATCTTCTTATACTAATGCTATAAAAGGGAATAATATTATTGTATCGGGAGGTACAGAACTTGAAATCGTATCTAGAGTAACTGATAAAACTGCTGGTGATGCTGGACATCCAGTTCAATATAGTTCTACTGGACAAGTTGGTTGGTATATTAATACTAATCCTACTGGTAATGATATATGGGATACATTAACTGGAACTGGTCCTTCTGAAATCAGTGTCTTTAAGAGAATAGATGATACTCGAAGTTTGGATGAAAAGATTTATAAGGTAAGGGTTGTAATACCTAGTACTGCAGGAGTTTCTAAGAACCCAGAGGCAGGATTTGCTATTCAACCATCTAGTAATACGGGTGCGAGATCTGATGCAGACTTCACATTAAATACTCAATTAACTGAAGAAGATTATTTCTTTGAAAGAAATCCAAGGTTTATTGCTACATGCACATCACCTGGAACCACTTCAGTTGCGACTATTAGAACAGAAATACCTCATGATGTTAATATTGGTGATACAATCATTGTTACAGGAGTTACTGATACTGAGAATATAACTGGTGTAGCAAATACTGGATACAATGGTACATTTGTGGTAAGTGGAGTTCCTAGTGATATGGAATTCTCATATGAATGTCCTAAACTACATGGAACAGTATCTACAAATAATAGCACTGTTAGATCTACTGCATTACCTAGATACTCACGAAATAATACCCAATCTAACCTTTATATTTACAGAAATGAACAGATTGCAGAGTATATAAAGGATACTCAGGATGGTGTTTATCATTTATATGTCTTCGATGCAAAAAATGCACCACCAGAGGTGTTTACATCTCAAAAATACAGTCAGAATGTTGTCAATCTCTATCCACAGTTAGACAGGGATAATGTAGATGCTAACCCTAGAGCTGCTACATCATTTGCAAAGAGATCTCCTATTGGTGATGTTGTAACAAATGATCTTAAATATAGTCTAACGAGAGAAAGTGTAGATGATTTAAGTAAAGTATTGGGTATTGGTAAGAGTGTGGCATCAGTAACCCCTCAAGGGTCTAGTGGAAAAGTCTATAATGTTACATTCTCACAAAGACATGGATTTCTTGGTATTTCAACTGCTAATATAAAATCTGGTGCTGCTGGTTCAACATACAATAATGGAACCTATCAAAACGTCAAAATATTGACTGGATCACAGACAGGAACATGGCAAGGAGCAACTGCCAATGTAACAGTTAGTGGTACAGCAGTTAACTCTGTTGAGATAGTAGCACCAGGTTCTGATTATTCTGTTGGAGATTATTATTTTGATCAGACATCTATAGGTAGTGGTAATGGTGCTGCTAGACTTCAAGTTTTTAGTAGTGGTCTTTATAATGCTGCTGGTGGGATTCTGCAGTTTACTGGAGTTGGAACTACTGATGATACGTATGCAAGCATTGACTCTATTACCAATGAAACTACAGTTCAGGTATCTAATGCTTTAGTAACAGATGCTGCACCTGTTCCAAATCAGATAGCTTTAGAACTTGATGGTCTAGCTGAGTTCGACAGTGTGTCTTATTCTGCAGTTACAGATCTTACAACCTTTACTACTTCTGCTAACGAACCCCATGGAGTAGTTGCTGGTAATCAGATTAGACTACAGCAAGGTACTGGTATTGTAACAGGTGATTATTTTGTTCAAACAGTTACTGATCCTAGAGTGTTTGCAGTAAAAGGTGATGTATCTACTGCAACTATGTTCTTTAAACTTGGATATGCTGCTAATGAGAACGTTTCTGATTCAACTGCTGAAAACTTAAGTATCAGAGCATTTCCTCTTACAGAGCAGTTTCAAACTGCTGTAGCAGCAGATGCTATTGTTGCAGGTGCAGGTGCTAATACTGTTCGAATGTCTAACTTTAGTAATAATGCTACTACAACTCCTTTGGAGAGATTCCCTTATGGTTCTTATTTCCAAATAGATGATGAAATCTTTAGGGTAGCACTTCCAACTTTAAGTGGTGCTGGTAATGATGTAGTTACAGTTATTCGTGGTGCATTAGCAACTCAAACTGAAGCACATGATGCTGGTTCACTTATTAGAAAGATTAAACCAATTCCTATTGAGTTTCGTAGACCTTCACTGATTCGTTGTTCAGGACATACATTTGAATATCTTGGTTTTGGTCCTGGTAACTATTCAACTTCTTTACCTCAAGTTCAAGACAGAACACTAACTGAAAGAGAAGAGTTCCTATCTCAATCTCAAGAGAAAGGTGCTGGTATTGTTGTATATACTGGTATGAATAGTAGTGGAGACTTCTACATTGGTAACAGAAAAACATCTTCTTCTACTGGAGAGATTACCACATATGATACTCCTGTTTCAACAGTTACGGGTCAAATACCATCAAGATTAAGTTCTGTATTTGATGAGTTAGTTATAAAAGAAAGACTTGTTGTAGAGGGTGGTGATTCTACTGATGTATTATCACAGTTTGATGGCCCTGTTACATTTAACAAGACTGTTAAAGTTAACGATACATTAGATGCTTCAGGTAGGTTCCAGTCAACAGATAGCACTGATGCTACCAGTTCAACTGATGCTGCATTAACTGTTACTGGTGGTGTTGGTATTGGTTTAACCCTGAGAATTGATGGAGATATTATTTCTACTGGTTCAACTATAAGTTCCAATAACCATATAGGGGCTGCTAGTATAGGAGCAGGAACTTCTATAACGGCTGGTTTCGATTGGCCTCCTACTGGTAAGTTCTATGGTGATGGTTCTAAATTAACAGGTTTAACTCAACCTGGATCAGATACACCACTTCATTTGAATGATAATATAAAGGCTACCTTTGGTAATACTATTAGTAATCCTGATTTAGTGATATTTCATGATCTAAACAATTCTATTATTAGAGAGGTAGGTACAGGGAATCTTTATACTCAAAGTGATGGAAATGTTTACATTTCAGGAACAAATGGCACTACCTTAATGGCAAAGTTTGCTAATCAAGGAAATCAAGAGTTATATCACACTAATGCTGATGATAGTGGTTATATGAAGATCAGCACTGATGAAAATGGAGCAAAAATTGGTTTATCAACCATGTCTTCTACGAGTAATCTCTATGTCTATGGTGACATCTATGCTTTCTATTCATCTGATCAAAGATTAAAAGATAATATTAAACCTATTGATGATCCTCTTGCTAAAGTACTTTCAATCAGTGGTAATACCTTTGATTGGAATGAAGCATCTAATAAAAAAGGGCCTGATGTTGGTGTTATTGCACAAGAAGTTGATGCACTTGGACTTCCTGGTATTACAACTATTAGAGAAGATGGTACTTATGCAGTTAGGTACGAGAAATTAGTTCCTGTATTGATTGAAGCAATAAAAGAACTATCAGAGAAGGTTGATAACCTTGAACAAAAACTATCAGATAAATAACTAAAAATGTAGACATCAATGGCACAGTATAATAAGTCATTTAACTTTAAGAATGGCCTGCAAGTTGATAATAATAACTTTATTGTCAATGCAAGTGGATTGGTAGGCATTGGTTCAACTATCCCATCAGCTCATCTTGATGTGGTTGGGAGCATTGTCAATACAGGGGAAATAACAGCAGGAGGAGGAATTAGAGGAGGTAGATTATATTCTGCGGGAATCTCTACTTTCCTTGGAAGTGTTGGAGTAGGAACTACTGGTGGATTAACTGCTGATCCTCTTAATACTTCATTACTTAATGCTGGTATTGTAACTGCTAGAGCTTATTTTGGAGATGGTTCATATTTAAGTAACATTGTAGGATTCGCAACAACGAAACTTATAGTCCATCAAGCAACAAATGGTGGTGCTAATAGTGGTCTTGCTACTGCTACTCCTGTTGGTTTAGGCACCAACCTAGCAAATACTAAATATGATCTTCTTATAGGTCATAACCCAGATAATATCCAATATCCAAATGCCCCTACAGTCTATGGTGGACTTGGATTTTTTGCTCATAGTGGTAGTTTAAAAGCAACTGGTATCATTACTGCTATTGCTGGATTTGTTGGACCAGGTACATCTCTTACTGAACTTAGTGGTGGTAATATTAGTCAAGGAATTATTAATAATGATAGATTTCCTGTTTTAGATAGTAGTAAGTTCCCTTTAGTTACGAGAATTGGAGTAGGTGCTACTGCTGGTATTTCGACAGGTACACTTCAAGCAAAATATATTGATTTAACTGGAGAAGGTTCTGGCCCAAGTTCCCAACTTGGTATAGCAACAGCATATGCTTTTGTAGGTCTTCATACAGGTAATGTCTTAGGTGATGTCACAGGTAATGCTGATACTGCTACTACATTAAAGGTAGATTCTAGTGTTAATACGAGTGGAATCATCACAGCAACAGGTGGTTTTGTTGGTGGTGGAGCAAGTTTTACAAGTGCTGGTATAGGAAAGACAGAAATCCCATCTGGAAACTTGCAAGTACATGCTAATGGCACTGATAATGTTGATGTATTTGTAACGAGTGAAAATAAGATAGCAACTGTTGCTATTGGAAAGAGTTCAGTTATTACTGATAACAATGCTGTTATTAGATTTAATAATGATGCTGCTGGATGGTGGGATTCTGAATCTGCTAGACGAAATACATTAGACATTGTAAACTACAGTCAAGGTAATATAAACTTTATAACTAATCCTGCTCAAGTTTCGGGTGCTTCTAGTGAAGGTGTTTTCACATGGAGAAGAGGAGCAAATGTTACTCCTAGTATGGTATATGATCCTCAAAATGGAAGATTGAGTATTGGTAGTACTACACCAGAATATCCCTTAGATGTAACTGGTATTTCTACATTTAGATCAAATGCTTTCTTTTCATCTACTTTGACAGCATATAATGTTACTGTAGATAATAACCTTGTAGGAGATGTTAATGGTGCGGTTAGATCAACTGACAGTACTAAAGTTTTCATAGACAAGGGAACAAATGATGCTGGAGCTAATGCTTATGTAAAGATCAATACTATTGCAGCAACAGGAGTCTCAACATTTGTTGATGTGCATGTTACTTCAGGTGGTATAGGGGTAAACACAGATCCAAATGATTCAACAAATAGCAACCATTTACTTACTCTTAATAATAATAATAGTAACTACAGTCAAGTTATAGTTGATAATGCTGGTAGATTGGGTATTAAGACAGATACATTTTATGATGAGATTGGTTTAGCTAATCCCACAACAGGATCATATTTTAGAATGATTGGTGTTGGAAGAACTCCAGCATCTTCTGTTGACTTTGGAGTTGCAGGTAACGCTCCAACTGGTTGGAAGGATGAGGATGAGTTAATAAAGACTAGGTTTATGATACCACCAACGGTAACTGATGCTCAAAGATCATCGTTAAGAAACAATGAAAATGGTACCGTATTGCCTAGTGGTTCATTAATATTCAATAGTGAGCATAATCAACTACAAATGTATGTTAGGTTTACAGCATCTGCTGGAACATGGGTTGGTATAGGAACAACAACATTAGCATCATAAAGTTATGACATTACCTGCATCAAACTTAAATGGGGATGGATTTCCCCAGACTCAATTATCATTTGGTCAAATAGAAACTGAATTTGGTCAAACTAGTAGTAGACGAATAGGTCAGTATAGGACGACTAGGGTTTATGGAGCTTGGAGTACTGCTAATGCTGGTATATCTCCCACCATATCTTCTAATGGATTATCATTCCCTTTATCAACTAATGCTGGACGTACTGCTAATCAAGATATTCCAACTTCAGGGGAAATAAAGTTTAGTGATTTTTTTAGTGGAAAACGTACAGTTTTGATTGATGCTTATAGTGTTACTGAGAATGCAAGCATGTTGACGTTTGCTGCATCAGGCACACGTTATCAAAACTACACTATGAACGCTAAAACGGCATGGAACAATGGTAATAGGGTTAGAGTAGGTGGAGAAAATATAAGTGAACAACCTTCTTCAGATCCTGCCAATACAAAAGTAATATTATATGTTAATAAGTGGTTGCCAGGTACACCAAGTGGGGATTTGCCTCAAGAGGTTAAATCATATGTTGCACTTAAAACTGGATCATGGCCTGCTAGTACTGATTTACATGTAATAGTTGGAGATCAGGGTAGAATAACTGGTGGTGGTGGAAGAGGTGGTAATGCTGGAGATGGTGAAGAAAATGGTACTGCAGGTAAAGGAGGAACAAGTGCCTTTGGTGCAAATAATGCCGTGACTGTAACTGTTAAAAATGGTGGTGTAATTAGAAGAGGATATGGTGGCGGCGGTGGTGGAGGTGGTTACTATTCCTCAAGTAAATGGAGCACCACAACACAGCAAGGCGGTGGCGGCGGTGGCGGCGGCGGATACTCTATTCAGGGATTATCTTCTGGTGGTAGTGGTCATAATGCTGGTGGTGCTGGTGCAGTAAATGGTGGTGGTGCTGGTGGTACAAGAGATGGGTCAGCTGGAGATGGTGGAGATGGTGGAGATAGTGCCGCACCAATTGCAGAAAATGGAGATGATGGTAATCAAAGTGGTGGAGATAAAGGTAGTGCTGGTAATGGTTTTAGAGAAACATCGAATGGTCTTATTACACTTATTGTTGAAAGTGGAGCAAAGGTTCCCAACCAAGCAACTCCAGTAGGAGTAAGTCGCCAACTATCTTAACTAAATAATTTTACTTCTATATGAATGGGTGAGTGATGGAAGTCACAGTTACTACATTAGCACAGATTGATTTAATTCAAGGAGAATCTAGTGCTGATTTGGATGGACTTGAAAAAATACTACTAGATAACTATACTACGAGATTAAGTGAGAACGCTCCTAGTATATTGTTCGAGGATTCTTATTGTCCCCCTAATCCTATTGTAGATAGTATTGTCGAGGAAATGAAAACTGCATTTCAAGCAGTTACAGGGGAGAAAATAAAGGTAGAAGGGTATTGGGGACATATCCACGAGAAACATATGTCTACAAATACACATAATCATTACCCTCATTATGTGTCAGCCGTTCTTTATGTTGCAATTCCTGAAGGATCTGGTACAATAGTATTCAGACCTTCATTGAATAGACATGATAATACAGCTTATGCGTCCCATTTTTCACCAAAACAAGGACGTTTTTTTATCTTTCCTAGTTATCTTGACCACTATGTAACAAGAAATCAATCAGACGAAAAACGTATTTCAATCTCATTTAATTTTAGTAAAGATGTATAGTATTTTTAGAATAGAGGAATATAATCCTCAAACTGAGCAGATACGAGTAAGATTTTGTGAGGAACAATCACATTATCCTATTGGTAAAGGGAAATCTGTAATGATAGATTGTAAAGCACTAGATTGTTATAATGCTTCTACTTTTGCCTTTAGTTTAATGAAATCTTATGGAGAATCTAGAATAAGAAAACAAAAGGATAAACAACCTGTTCTTTCTGAAAATATGGGTGGTGAAATAGAGGGTAAGTTAAATATACAGGATCTAGTAGGAAAAATTATAAAAGTTAAGAATCAACCTAGAACTATGAATATATTGAAAGTAAAGGAAGTTTCACTATGAAGATTGAGGTAGATTATGATCAACTAATCTATTTACGTAACACATTATCTTGGTTAAAGGTATATAAACCCTATCAAGATAGGGGTGACTTGCAATTTGGTGCTAAACTATGGTATGATTATCATCAAGACTTACTAGATAAAGTTAACATGGAGTTAAAAAAATATGAGTGTAAAGAGATACTTTAAAAAATGTTTAGACTTCTCCCTTTGTTGCACCATTGGTGATGCAGACGAGATTCATGCAGAGCATGAAAGAGAGAGGACATCAATGTATCAGATTATGGTCAAAGGATCTGGTAAAATGGGAGTACCATTCGATGATAATCTTACAGAGATAGCCACAGCTCCTGCCTTTGTAAATATAAAGAAATATATGGGGAAACATACAATATTCCACTCTAATGAACCATTTATAATGTATGGATTTAATACATTGGATAAGAAACAACTATGGGATGCAAAGATGGTTACTGAATCTTTTAAAGGTAATGATTGTGGTCGTCTTGTATGTTTTGATGGTAGACCTGTTATCAATGGTGTGGAACTAGAAAGAATGGATTACGCAAAGTTAGAAGATAAAGATTATGATGTACAAATAAATGATGGTCTAGTAGGTTTATTCTGGAAGATATGATAACCCAAGATGATTTACAAACATTATATGAATGGGGAAAAGTAACAACATTTCCACTTAAAAAAGTACCTACTGCCATAGGTTATAGTAATAAAGATATTTACCTAGCATGGTTAAAAGGTGCTGGTAAACGTATAATGATTAGAAGAAAGTTAATGACTGATAAAGTTATTAAGATCTTTGAGAATGAGGATATAATATATTCAACATATTCTATATTCTATGCTGGAACTATACTTAATCCACATAAAGACCCTGATGTGTACCCACACAGATATAAAAGAATACAGTTACCTTTAACTATTCCTGATAAAGACAAGTGTTACATGAACTGGCAAGGTAAGAGAGTATCATGGGAAGAGGGAGTTGCTCAATGCTATCCTGTAATGGATTATGTACATGATGGTGGTAATATTTCAGATGAATCAATGGAGTTTATAATGTTAGATGTGAAGCATGAAACTGAAGTTGAAATATAAAATCTTATAACTAGCATTGCTAGGGCTTAAGGCAGGGCTCATCAAAAATTTAAAGGGACGGTTGAAGAACTGTCACAAAACCCACCACAGGGTCTTTTTTTATGCTATAATACTTACAGTTACAAAACATTAATGCCATTACGTCCACACCAAACTGATGCTCTGGATGCCATGGCAAAGAACTCTAAAGGTCAGGTTATTGTACCTACTGGCGGTGGTAAGACCATGTGTATGATA